GTAGTCGCGGATGTACCGGACGTTGTAGCCGTTGCTCGCCTCCGTGGCGCCGAAGGCCACACCAGCGGGGACCAGCGGGGCGCGGGTCGCAAGCGTGAAGGCGTCGGAGTGGTAGGCGACGATGTCGTTCTCGTCGACGCGGGTCGACTCCACGACCTGGAAGCCCTGGATCTGACCGACCTGGCCCTCACGGAGCGCGGCGGTCGAGCCGGACGCTGCGGCGTCCTGGAGCTTCGAGGAAGCCAGCAGATCGGCGAAGACCTGCGTGCCCACGACGACGTTCAGGCCGGCCACCGGAACTCCGCGGTTGCGGAGGATGCGGCGGAGGGCGATGAAGTACGCCACGGGGTCAGTCGCGGAGTACGCCTGGACCACCTCGCCGGTCTGGAAGCCGTCGGCGGCGAGCAGCGCGGTCGCGACCTCGTGCTCGATGTCGTCGACCACGGACGCGACCTGCGGGGCGAGCACCTGCGCGGCGAACGACTCCAGGTGGAGCGACAGGTCGCCTTCGGAGAGCCCCACGGCCGAGTAGACGTGCGTGCCGAGCGTGACCTGAATGGTCTGCTCAGTCAGGCTGTCGAGAACAATCGCGTTGGTCACGTCGTCGATGCCGCGCTCGCGGGCGATCAGGGCAGAGGGAACGCGCACGTTGACCGTGAGGTTCTTGCCGCCGCCGCCGAGAAGGTCGTCCTCGAAGTTCCGGCTGATGGTCGCGCCGAGGTAGGAGTCCTCGTGCGCGAGCGCCACGACGGTCTTCGCGACCTGCGGGGCGTTGTAGAAGGTGTTAGCCATGTTCGGCTAGTTCCTTTCGGAGTTAGCGCCCGGCCCGGCGAGCCTTTGCCGCGATGGCGGCAGGATCGAAGGGCGGGTCAGTGGGAGGGATCTGTGGTTGCCCGTTCGACGGCGAAAGGTCGGGGGTGGGCGTGGTGTGCAGATCAGGTGTCGGGGCCGGGGGTGCCGGCGTCGACGGTGCGTGCAGTGCAGCGAGTGCGGATGCCTGGGCCTCGATGTCCTCTGCCGTCTCGGCTGTGAGGAAGATCAGGGCGGACTCGGGCAGGCCGTGCGTGACGAGCGCTGCCTTGCGGCGCGTCGCTGCGAGTTCGGCCTTGTCCGCTGCGAGTTCTGCGGCCTGTCGCTCGGCTTCCGTCATCTTGGCGCGTTCCTCGGCTGCCACCTTGGCGGCCAGGGCGTCGCGCTCAGCGGCGAGAGCCTGAGCACGTTCCTGCTGCTCTTTCTTGTCCTTCGCGAGAGCAAGGATCTTGCGCTTGGCGCGCTCAGCGTCGAACTCGCCGTCGAAGTCGAAGTCGGGCTCGACGGGCGGGTCAGCCGGGGGCGGCGTCTGCGGAGTAGCGGGGTCGGGAGTGATCTGCGGATCGGGTGTGACGGGTGCGCCGTCGGACATGGGTGGCCTCCTGAGCCGAACAGCCCGCGCACTACGCGAGCATGGAAAAGCGCCCCGCGGATGCGGGGTGGTCTAGCGGTGCTGACCTAGGCGGCCGGCGCGTATGCGGTACGGGGGCCTAGCAGCGTCCGGCTGACCTCGGATGTCGGGTCAGCGCGGAGATCGGCGTAAGTCCGACGCCAGTCATTGAGATCGCTGGCGTGTCGGTTGTCGAAGCCGATGGGTTTCGTCGGGTCGGCGCGATACCAGGCGCTATGCAGCGCTCGGGCGTCGCTTGACCAGCCCTTGGAGGGGTCGTTCTTGAACACGACGCGGGCGTTGCAGCCGCATCCGTCGTGCGCGTGGAAGCTGGCGGTGGCGCGCGAGTGATAGACCGGCCCGCGGCCGATCAGCATGGCGCAGAAGTAGCACGGGTCGCCGTCGCCGACGCGCGCCCAGCCGATAGCGGCATCGTCGGCCTGCGAGAGGTCGATGAGACGCTGGCGAGGCGCATCGAGGATGCGACGCTGGGCTGCGCGGAGCGTTGCTGCTTGTGCGGCGTTGAGCGCCCCGTCGACACTCGCGCCCCGCTGGATCTGGCGCTGCGCGGTGGCGTAGCCAGTCGAGTAGAGCGCCGCGAGGTCGGCCTGCACGCTTTGCTCGACCGGAGGCACGAGCGGGGCGTCGGATGTGATGCCGGCGAGAAGGCGTGAGTCCTGATAAAACTGCTGCGCCGTGACCTGCCCGCGACTTCGGGCGGCGAGGATCAGATTCTCGGCCCCGATGACGAACTGGCTGAACGAGCCAGGGACGTCACTGGGGTCGAGCACTGACTGCCAGAGTTGCGAGAGTGCGTGCTGAGTCTCCGCGACCTGGCCTACCTGCGTCTGCATGTGCTGGACGGAGTAGGCGACGAGCGCGTCGGCTATCTCGGTGTCAAACTGCGGGGTTGCCACTGTTCACCGCCGGGGGCTTAGGCTGCGCCGCCTGGGGCTGCTGGCCGGGAACAGGCGGCGGCTGCTGCCCGTCTGCGGGCTGGCCGGGGAGCGCTGGCGGTGTGGTCGCCTGAGTCTGGAGCTTTGCGAGCAGCTCGGCCATCGGGTCGGGCTTGTCGGCCTTCGCGGCTGCCTCGGTCCATGCCTGGATGTCCTGGTCGGAGAAGCCGGGCACCTTCGGCCAGAGCGGCTGCTCGGGCACGCCCAGTTTCTCGACGAGCATCGCGAGGCCCTGAACGGTGGTCAGGAACTCGTGGGACGAGTCGTCGCGCCAGCGGGCCTGCGCGCTTTCGTCCTCGGCGGCTTTCGTGTCGCCCGCGGCGGTCGCAGCAAGGCGGAAGACCTGCTCCCACGCCTCGCCGAAGATCATCTTGTAGATGTTCAGACGTTGCGTCGTGGAGTCCTGGAGCGAGCCCAGCGCTTCGGAGCTGACGTTGATGACGTCGCCCGTGAGCAGGTTCGGGTCGATCTGCGCGTGCGCGGCGAGGGTCTGGACGGCCTTCTGGTAGGCCTGGAGATGCCCGTCGATCATCGTCTGGGCGAACTCGCCGAACTTGGTCTCGGAGTCTTCTGAGACCCAGAGCGTGTTGGCGCCGGCCTGGAACGGGTTGATCGGGTTGCCTGCGTCGTCCTCGGGCAGCGCGACGCCGGTCACGTAGCGCTGGCGGAACACGCTGTACTGGAGCGCCATGTGGATCGCGAAGACGATCTCGTTGATGCGCTCCTGGTCAGGGATCAGCGGGTAGATGAGGCCGACGTGGCGCTCGTCCAGCGACTCACGGAAGCGGACGAACGGGACGACTCCGAGGTTGTGGTCGCTCTTGCTGACGGGCGCCCAGTCGGGCTGCTCCTTGGTCGGGCGGCCCGCGCCATCGTTCTCGCCAGGAACGGTGTATTCCGCGGCTTGCTCGAACGTGTAAACGGACTTCTCGTCGTAGACCTCCAGCACGCGCGTACCGTCGAGCTTGTCGGTCAGTCGGCGAGCTGCGATGTAGGGCCACTCATCGTCCTCGTCGCGGTAGAACGCGATGGAGTTCGTCGGCAGGAGGGGCTTGATGATCGGGGTCTTCTCGCCCTTTTTCGTGCCGGGGAGCACGAGAACGTAGGCCTCGCCGTACTCGATCGCGCCGCGGTGGACGATGGTCTGCCGCGCGTCGAGGCGGTTGGCCTGCCAGTACTCCCACGGCTTCGCGTTGTCGAGCGTGTTCGACGGGCGGTAGCCCTCCACGAAGAGGCGCTTGACGAACGTGTCGCTGACCAGCGGAAGCCAGTTGTCGATGCTCCGCTCAGCCATTGCCTGGTAGGCGGCCTGCGCGCGCTGATTCGGCATGAACGGCAGCACGTGGTCCCCGTCGAGGTAGCGACGAGTGGTCGCCATCTCGCCGTTGTAGTTCTCGAAGCGGTTGACGATGTGGCTGTAGAGCTGGCCGGCGAGGTCTGCGTTGACGGTGAGCGCCACGTGAAACCTCCAGGGGTGTTAGAACGCGGCCACTCGGCCTGCGGATCGGCGTTGCTTGCCCTCGGCGCGGACACGCTCGCGGGCCATGCGCGCGAGGACGAGCGCGGCCAGCGCGTCGACCTTCTTGGGCGACTCGCGGTTTTCCTTGCCGAAGTAGACGCCCCAGCGGTTGAGGCGTCGGCGGGCGTTACTGACGTGGCGCGTCAGCACTTCGTCGCCGTGGATGGACGGATCGGAGAGCAGCGCGTGGGGGGTCCAGGGGAGCTGCTTGTCGGTGATGGCTCGGTGCAGCGCCTCGACGGCGTGCGTGGTCTCCATCTGATGGCCGCGCATGTCCCAGCCGATGGCGTGGCGCGTTGTGGCCTTGACGCGGAGGCGTTCGGCGTAGGCGTCGCGCCAGTTGTCGATGTCGGTCTCCCAGTAGGCGACGTCGGAGAAGAACGCGATGACGTCGAGCCGGGCGAAGGCGTTGTCGACGACGCCGCGAACGACGTCCTTGGGGACTTCCCACTTGGCGCCGTCGGGGCCTTCGGGCTTCTCCCAGACGCCGAGCAGGAACGGGGCGCCGTCTTCGATTCGGACGGCGACGAGCGCGGTGGAGTCGTCGGTGAGAGAGCCGTCGAAGCCGAGAGCAACGGTGTCGCCGTCGCGCCAGCCGCGAGGCCGGCTTGCGTCTCCGAGCTTGAGCGGGGCGAGGTCCGGGTTGCGGTTCGAGTTCCACTGCGTGGGGAGCACCCAGGCGTCAGCGGCGGCGACGATCTGGTTGAGGTAGAAGCGACGGGCTTCCTCGGGCGGCGTGTCCGGGTCGTAGATCTCGCCGATGACGCGATCGAGGTCGACCCATGTCGCGTCGCCGTAGGTGGCTCGGAGTGCGTCGAGTAGCGCGGCCTCGTCGGCGAGGTCGGTGTCGGCCGGCGCCTCGCGCGAGTCGTAGAGCATGTCGGCGCGGCGCGCGCGGCCCTCAGCCATCGCGCGGTACGTCAAGTAGGAGCGCTCGGCGGTGGAGTCCTGGCCGGGCTCGTGCGCGTTCGTGGTCTCAATCGAGCGGCCACCGGTCTTGCCGAGGTTGCGTCGGATGACGAGCTGGAGCGCGTGGCCGCCGTTCGTGGCGGTCCAATGGTGCGTCTCGTCGAGGATGACGAACGTAGGGCGCGCGCCTTCGAGCGTGTTCGCCGAGGCGGTGACCATCTCCAGCTTCGCGCCGTCGGCGGCGAGGATGCGCGTGAGGCCGACGTCGAGGCCGTACTCGGCCTGGAAGTCTGGGTCTTGCGCCATGCCCATGACGGCGTCGTAGGTGTTGCGGGTCTGCTTCTCGCTGACACCCGCGATCTGAACCCAGGGCATGGGCTCTTCGACGCCGATCGGGTCGCCGTTCTCGTCCCAGCCGCCGAAACGGACGGGGCCGCATAGCTCGGCGAGAGCGATGGCAGCCATGAAGGGGG